GTTAGAAAAGAAGCACCGGGAATAGCCGAAAAAGCTTTTTTCAATTTGCTGCCAAGTCCATTAATTCTTTGCTCTACCGTTCCAAAGGAATTTGCCAGACGTTCTGCTTCGCTTCTGGCATTGCGGAACTCTTTAGTGATATTGTCTATTACTGATTTTGCTTGATTGCGAAACACAAGCGCAAATTCAACTACTTTCATTGTCTATTCCTTTGATTCTTTATAACGATAAAGCCATATATCCAGTACAGCATCCACCCAGGTCTCATCTTCCAGCTTTTCGGGGCGTATCTCTTTCAGATAATATCTGATCATCGAATTTCCTGCACGAATGGTCAGATTTTCTACAAACTTTTCAAATTCTTTTTTTTCTTCTGCGTCCTGTTGCCAAAAGATACTGCCCCTTAAACTTTTTTTATGTTCAACAAATGTTTTTCCCGCAATTTATGCATGACGCTTAATGCAGGTATATGATAATCCAATTGTTTTGGATCACGAAGTTCTTCGTCTCCATCTATCCACATCAAATCCATTAAATTCTCTTGTGTTTTGAAAGGAATATCATCCGGGTTGTTACGTTCAGCCAATGTTTGTATTTCAATAGTCAGAGGTCTGAAACGAGCCGATTTATTTAGAACTTTTATCCGCCATGCATTCTCTTCTCGTTCCACTTCCGGTTCAGGATAATCTACAAATTCATTGATCATTTCTGCAATATCTTCAATATATGGCGATTCGAGCAATTCCTTATCTCCAGCCACAAAACAATTGATGGCTAATGATTTTTTGAATTCGGTTTGTGATTTTTCAATAGCCTTGAGGGCAAATCGCCAGATTTTCATATCAGGCTTGCGGAAATAAGCTGTTAAACCATCACAGCTAATTTCTTTCAATTCTCCGTATTTTTCTTTCAACTCATTGAGATTGATATTGTCTTTATTCATATCGTTTTTATTAAATAAAAAGCCGGCCATTACCGACCGGCCTTTTAACAATTATATTTTGTAAGTTTACAGGCTTTGTGCCTTTTTTCTGAGGAAAATAAAAGGAAGTTTAATTTCGGCAAATTTATCTCCCTGTTTCATTTCCTTTCCTTCTTCGGTAAATTGCATACCTTGCAAAACGTCTGTAATCAGTACATCGCCTTTTGAAGGATTACCATAAGCTACCACAGCATCGAGCTGAAGTGAAAGGACAGAACCGTCCGGACTGTTGGCAACCAATGTTTCATATTCGCTTTGCAAAATAGTAAGCTCTCCGACGTATGATTTATTGCCTTTCTGAATTTTCAGGGGCTCTGCTCCTTTGCCATATACCGGTTCTTTTTCCTGTTTTGAAGTGTATATGATGCCACGAAAGCCGATAATATCTTTCCCGCCCAATACAAGGGTCAGGTCTGCAAATTCATATTCTCTACTGTCAAACATAATCTTTATTTTTAAGTGGTTGCAGTTTGAAATCCAAGATATACATCAATATATTTTGGATAGCCAAAAGGTTTTATTCGAAGTTTTACCTTCAATTGTCCTGTTTGTACCACATTTTGTGTGTGATCGATATAACACTGAACTCCCAAATCGTTGGGATCGGTCGGATCATTTCCCAGCTCTCCATTGGCAGTCATCGTATTGACAATAGCTGTTTCTACAACATTTTGAATATTTTTTACGATAGCTGCTGGTATAGTTCCGCTATCGGTTACTGGAATTTCATCATTGAGCTCATTCATGAGTGTTTGATAAGCCAGTCGATAAGCTTTGTCAATGGTTCTACGGCGTGGAATTAAGGCATAATCCTCAGTGGGGTCAGTTGCCAGCTTATCATCCGTAAAATAATAGCCCGCTTTGCCGACAAAGGTGCGGAAAGTGATAAACCCTGCATCGTGTATCAATTCGGGATTGGCAAATTCGGGTTGATCGTTGCCAATATAAAGACTATCAACACCGATAGCTCCGGATTTTACTCTGGCAATGCTTCGCTGTACCGGTATAGCAGAAATCCTTCCGGCCAGTAAACCCACAGCGGCATCCTTACTTCCTTTTATGCTGTCACCAATCAACAGACAAACTCGATTGTCATTTCTTTCTGATAAGTCGGCGAGGTCGGAAGGTGTACCACTATAATGACGACCTGGAATAACAACCATGCAAGGAGCAAATTTCTCATTTGTTGCCCATTCAGCCAACGCTTGTGCTTTTGTAATAGCGGCATAAGCATCACTATCCAGTCCGTCGGTGATAGTAGGAGTATAACCAGAAGCATCTTTTTTGGAAAGCATCAGGATATTAATAGTACCATTGGCAGCATTCAGGAGTTTTTTCCCGTGTGCACCCGTAGTATCTACCATGTCGGCTAACTTAACTGTATCGGCAACGCCATAAATCCACAGTTTTGAATTAGCCGGAGCTTCGGTATAAAACTCCTTTACAGCTTTGTAAATCGTCGGATTATTATCCTCCGTGATTCCAAGTTCGGTAAGATTATCCAGTGAAGTCAACAGGTAAGGAGTGGCAAGTAAAAAGGTTGTACCAACAACTACCCCTGTAGCTATAAGAGCTGCAACACCATCATCAGAAGGAGTTACTGACCCCAATAGCCCATTTTCAAAATATATTTTTACGCGTGGTAACATGATTCAAATTATTTGCTTTTTTTAAATAAAGTTACTGGTTCTCCTTCTGATCTTTCTCTGGCTTTTTCATCGGAAGTGTACCATAATCCTCTTTTTGTGCGCCAAAGTTTATCCACCTGTAACTGCTGCATAATTTCATCAGCTTGTTGTTGCAAGGGATCGATTATTTTTTTCTTTGACATGTTATTCAAATTAAATTTGTTTGAAAGAAAGTCCGTCCTTTACAACGGACTTTCGACTAAACAACACAACACTTTGTTTGAAACACTATGCAGGTACTTGCATAAGTCCAAGAACACCTTTGCCATCTCCTCTTCTGGAACGTCCGCCGGCTCTTTGGAGGAAGCTGTAAATGTCGCCGTAAAATTGCGGATTGCCTTGATCGTTAAACATCTTGGTTGCTCCAACGGAACGAGCTACGGCTGTTTTTTGCCAGAACAAAGCATAAGCACAAGAAGTAGTAACGGCTGCTGCAAAACCAGCTTCAATATCCATAAAATCTTCAGGAGTATAAGTGAGATCTTGCCCATTAGTCCACTGGAAATAAGAAGTATTGGCTACTGGTGTCAAAGTAGCATTGGTAGCATTTAAAGCCGTAGAACGTTCAATAATAGTAAATCCTTCCAGTTTTCTTAATTCTCCATTGACAGGATCATAAATAGCAGCATAATCTCTGTTTGCAGTGGCTTTCAAATCGGCACACAGTTGAGAGAACATTTCTGTATCTATTGTCACAAAGCGGTCGGCTTTAGGGATATTCCAATTATTAAATACTTTCTTTGCCGTCTGGAAGTCAGCAAGTGTTACGGCTTTGCGTGTACCTGTTCCAATATGAGCTGTAGTAGAACTGCCCGTTGTTTTGATAAAGTATTTAGGACGCCAGTTATACAGCATTGCTTCAGCTACAAATTGTTGCAAATAAGCCATATCTTCTGCCATACAACTATCCATTTTGTCATAGCTGAGTTCAGCTTTGTCAATATCAGGTATAAAACGCGGGTCGGTAGTAAACTCATCGAGCGCATAAGTTATATCCACATCTTTGCGACGGGTAATGGTTGCCGGCAATTCCTTCCTATTGCGTTGTACACCACTTGGTGCACCGGCTTGTGGAATATGTACCACAGAACCACCAATGACATATTGGGATTCATCAATGGAATTCAATAGAAATTCGTTATTCTTAAAAAGATTACCAACAATGTAATCTGTCCAAATTTCAGGAATTACACCTGCCATCAGTGAACCGGAAGGTATTCCCTTTCCTATCATGGACAAAGCCAGAGCACAAATTCCTGCTGTCGTTCCGAATGTCATTCCCACAATGAGCGAGAACACTACAACAACCAATAAGCTGTTTATAAATTTTCTAAACATAAGATTTATTTTTGATGATTAATAAAAAATACATTCAATTAGTCCAATTGTATGGCGGCTGCCATAGCTACGAACTTTTCCCCGTCATAAATGAAGGAAGCAGCTTTTGTTTTTGAAGCAACGCCGGCAATGGCGCTTCCCTGTAAACCTGTACCAAGCGTAATGGTGCGGGCGGTGCCATCACTTTTTGCCTTTATTGTCAACAAAGCACCTACCGGAATATCATCTCCGATCACAAGATTTAATGTGGCATCGGCTGCCAGCGTTCCCAGATCAACAATCGTGATTACTCTTTCAATCGGAATAGAAATAGACGCAGCAGCTGGAACATCCAATTTTTCGGTAGTAGGGAATACTACATTCATTTTTTTATCAGCATCCTTGCTGATGTTGGGAGCTACAAAATTGTAACTCGCATTGGTTTGCATATTAATATAGGACATAATACTATTTTTTTACAGATTACCCCTGGTAATCACGGTTGAACTTAGCTTTGAATAATTCTTTGAAATGTTCGGGACGACTTTCCTTGAGGTTTTCAAGTTTCCCATTTTTAAAATAATCATCCCACGTCCAGTTTTTTTCTGCTTCGGGTATCCCGTCAGAGGACCCGAGTTGACCAACAATCCGTCCTATTGAAGGAAGAGAATTAATGATTTTCTCCGTGCGATCGTAATTCTCTGTTGCCATATCTTCGTATTCCTTTCGCATGTCAACAGAAATTTTCTTTTCGGCAATAGCTTTGTCAATAAGATTTTTGATACGCAGCTTATTGGCATCCTCCAGTTGCTGTTTTAAATTCTGATTTTCAGCTTTTAATCCGTTCAGTTCGTTTTCAAAATTAGCGATTTTGGACACCAGATTTTGAAGAGCAGTTTTTACGGAATCTTCATCAGAATTTACATCTATGTTCAATATGGAAGCGATTTCTTTTTGATTCATATTGTTCTGCATTTGAAAATTAATTATTTGATTTTGATAAAAGTTAAACACGTCATTTGGGTCAATTAAATTGTCGGGAGGGCTATTTAGATTATAGTTACCATCAATTATCTCATTAGCCAATTTATTGTCAATAGCCTGTTGAGCAGTAAGCCAATGATCTTCTCCGTCAAACCAATTATTGCGTACCCATTTTTTCTCTTTTCCGCATCGGTTAGCAATCATATCAATTACTTCGGTTTCAAAAGTATCCATTACATCAGCATATTGCCTGATTTGCTGTGATTTTCCCCGAACAAAACCACTAACATTATGTACCAATACTTTGGCATATTTCGACATGAGGACAATATGTTTTGGATTGGTCATCATATCATAAGCTGCCGAGGCTGCGATACCATCCACCACCCAGGTTACATTTATATCGCTACGGTTGAGATAATTCCATAAAGCCTGACATTGCAATACATCTCCACCATTGCTGTTGACAAAAAATTTAAAGTTGCGAATTCCAGTTTTACGACAATTCTCTATCTCTGGAATAAGCTGATCCATATCAATATCCATCAATTTGCCAATAATACCATACAAATAAATTTCGCAAGTGTCTCCGGATTGATTTATAATTTTATGACCAGCTTTTGACATACTGTCTGTTATTTTCATTTTTTGTCAGTTTCATTTCTCCTACAAAAAAACATTTAAAAATATCATTCTCAAAAAAATAGTGTCATTTTGGCACATATTTTTTAAAACTGACATTATTTCATTTTATTTTGTTTAAAAATTATCGTCATGGGAACTACAAAAAAACAGCGGGAACAATCAAAAAATTATGCTAAGTTGCTATTTGTAAAGGAGAACTACACACAAAAGGAAATTTCCGAGCGGGTTGGTGTTTCAGAAGTGACGTTGAGCAAATGGGTCAATGAAGGCAAATGGGAAGAATTGAAGTCTACTATTTCCGTAACCCGAGAAGAACGTTTACGTTCTACTATTAACCAATTGACCGATTTAGATAATCTTATAGCCAGCAGGGAAGAAAAATATCGGTTTCCTACGAAAGAGGAGAGCAATATTCGACGCAGGCTGGTTGCCGATCTGGCAGCTCTTGAAACAGAAGTAGGACTTACCGATGTGATTAATGTTTCCCGTAAGATACTCGATTGGATTCGACCCATTGATGCTGAAAAAGGGAAAGAACTTTGCAATCTGTTTGATGCCTATATTAAAGATCAGATAAAATGAAGCCGGGAGAACGCCATAGTTTGGATTTGTGGCAGCAATACAAGAAAAATTATCTGTCGGACAGCGGACTCGACTGTTATCGTTCAGAAGCGGAGTTGCAAAAACACCGAGAATGGCTCGAAGCACATCCCATAGAATGGTGTAAGTATTTTTTTCCAAAATATGCCACAGCCGATTTCGCTCCCTTTCAGATTAAATTTATCAATCGAATCATTAATAACCCAGAATGGTATGAGGTAGTGAGCTGGGCTCGTGAATTAGGAAAAGATACCATTACCATGTTTACAATTCTTTATTTAGTACTTACCGGAAAAAAACATTTTGTCGTATTTGTTTCTTCCAGCTTCGATAACGCTTGTGATTTATTGATGCCTTATATGTTGAATTTTGAATATAACGAACGATTGAAGGCTTACTATGGCACACAAAAGAATTTTGGCAATTGGGAAGAAGGAGATTTTTCCATTCGCGATGGAGCTAAATTTATAGCCATTGGAGCAGGGCAAAGTCCACGTGGTAAGAAAAACGAAGCCATACGACCGGACACAATTATTATTTCCGATTTTGATACAGACGAAAGCGTTCGGAATCCGGATCAGGTAAAGAAAAATTTTCAATGGATTGAAGAGGCACTTATTCCTACACGTTCCACCAGCAAACCATTGCTCATGATCGTGCTGGGAAATATTATTGCCAGAACCTGTTGTGTTACACTGGCCGGCAAAAAAGCCGATCACTGGGATATTGTGAACATTCGCGATAAAAATGGTCGTTCTACATGGCCACAAAAGAACAGCGAGGAAATGATTGATCGGGTATTGGCTACAATAAGTACCAAAGCAGCCCAACAAGAATATTTCAATAATCCACTCTCGGAAGGTGAAACATTTAAGGAAATTCATTGGGGAAAATGTCCCGATATTCGCACCATGAAATTTCTTGTCGCTTATGCTGACCCTGCCACTTCAAATAAGGACAGACCAAAAGTAGGAGGATCATTTAAAGCCATTTTTCTTATGGGATATAAGGAAGGCAAATATTATGTTTATACCGGTTTCCTTGATCAGGTTACAAACGAGCAATTTGTGGATTGGTTTTATGCAATCCGCGATTATGTGAACAATCGTTGTCAGGTATATTATTATATAGAAAACAATACCCTGCAAGACCCTTTCTATCAACAAGTTTTTATTCCGTTGTTTACAAAAAAAGGAGCAGAAAAAGGAATAATTGGTATTGTGCCTGATAAAAGGGGAAAACCGGATAAGTTTGTACGTATCGAAGGGAATCTGGAGCCTATCAATCGTAATGGACAATTGGTATTCAATGAAGAACAGAAAAACAATCCCAACATGCAGCGGCTCGAAGAGCAATTTCTTCTGATCAATCCACAAATGAAATCGCCAGCCGACGGACCTGATGCCATAGAAGGTGGAAAATTTATACTCGATCAGAAACGTTCGAAATTATCATCCGATGCCATTGTTCTTCATAAAAGACCTGCAAATAAAAGAAGAGTTTAATATTTAAAAATACAATTATGATTCTTACTATTTTAAAGCGATTCAACCGTTATATGGCCGTAAAAAATGCCAAAAAACATGCCGACCGCATGGCCAGTGAAACAAATACTTCAATGTATGTGATCCAAATCTTTAAGAAAATAAGGGTATATGATCGACGGCGAATTAACAATCTTATTCAAGCAGGCATTTTAAGTACAAAATTAAGGAATGCCTTAGAGCTTGAAAAGGTTTGTATTTATATTGCTCGGCCGCCAAAAAATAATCATGCAAAAATCTTAAACGTAAAATTGACTAATCATGTATCTAACCGAAATTGATCTTAAAAAAGGAATATATGCAGAGACACTTGCCGTATTGACCAGAGACGATCCCAATACCGTCAACCAAGCCATTGGTGAAGCCGTGGAAGAAGTGCGTGGATATTTATGTGCACGTTATGATATAGATAGCGAATTCCGCAAATCGGGGGAAGAAAGAAATGTAAGAGTAGTCAATCTGGTACGTGAAATAGCCGTTTACAATTGCTATAAAATCAGCAATATGGCTAATATGCCCGACACACGTCAACAAATTTATAAGGATACCATTCAATCTTTGATCAGAATTCAGGAAGAAAAAGAATCTATTCCCGGTCTGGGAAGATTGTCCTCCACTTCAGGAGGAAGTAATTATATAGCTTTTGGAGGTAATAAACCACGTAATAACAAATGGTAAAATGGGAGTAAGTAGAAAAGCAGGCGATAAAAGCACACAGGTAATCATTAACAATATCACTGTTCGTGCACCTCAAAGAAGTACACAGGATATTAACAATTGGAGAACCGCCATCCGACAGTTTGAAAATAAAGTGAATCCAAGTCGGTTAAGACTTTATGATCTTTATGAAGATATTTGTTTGGATGGACAGATTGAAGCTACATGGGGAAAACGGCTCGATTGGGTATTGAACAGGGAATTGAGATTTAATGACAGAGAAGGAAAAAACATGGAAGAATTGACAAAATTGCTCAATTCTCCCGATATGCGAGGTATTGTAAAAGAACTTTTAAATTCTATTGCATGGGGTTATACACTTATTCAGGTAAATGATGTCTATTATGACGAACAGGAAGAAACATGGAAAATAGATTATGATTTAATTCCAAGAAAACATGTCCATCCGGAGAAAAATTTCCGTTGTATTTCCAGAGATCAGAACATTGCCACTCGCGATTTTCTTTATATGGAAGAACCACTGGTTCGGTATATGATCTGGGCGGGCGACGAAAATGATATGGGATTGCTTGCTAAAGCTTGCCAGTATGTGATTTATAAACGAGGCGATTTTGGCGATTGGAGTCAGTTTGCCGAAATGTTTGGAATGCCCTTCAGAGAAGCCACCTATGAAGATTATGATGAGGAGACCCGCAAAAAGCTCGAAATAGCTATGGAACAATGGGGAGGAGCCAATTATATCATCCGTCCAAAAGGAGCAGAACTGAAAATTCATGATACCGGAAGCCAAAGTGGTAGCAATACCTTGTATAAAGACCTTAAAGATGCCTGTAATGCCGAAATATCCAAGATATTTCTTGGAAACACCCTGACTACCGAACAGGGAGACAAGGGAGCTCGCAGTCTTGGTGATATCCACATGGAAAGCGAATTGCAAAAACACGAAAACGATAAAAAATATATTCTCGATATTCTCAATACACGGTTTAGAGCCATACTCAAAACTTTTGGTCTGAACGTGGAAGGCGGGCTGATTATTTTTGAAGAAGATGAAGCAAACTGGAATAATCTGAAAACTAAATGGGAAGTTTATAGCGGAGCCGCATCAATGGTGCCCATTGATGACGATACAATTTATCAGGAATTTGGCATTCCTAAACCGACAAACTATGACCAGTTGAAAGAGGAAATGCGTCAGAATAAAATGCTTGAAACTTCATTTAAACAACTTTTCAATGAAGAAAAAACGCCACCGAAAAACTTATTCAATACGATTCGGAATTTTTTCGTTTAACCCCGACACTGAATGTCGGGGAACTTCAACGTATTTATGCGGGCGATAATTACATTAAGTTCCTTGAAGGCATTGCTACTTTTCCAATTCTCGACCTTACCAAACAGGAAATTTACGAACAGGTAGTAAAAGAGCTGGAGGAGAAACCAATTATCAGCCAGACATTGCGAGACAATTGGCGCGACAATTTTAACAAAGCGGTAACGCAAGTAATGGGCAATCCCACTTACGATAGTGAATGGTTTGAACAAACGATCCGTTTCAGAGCAAATGCTGAACGTTTCAGCAATTATAAAGCATGGCGGGCAAC